ATTACCGGCTCGGCGCAACCGTTCGGGACGGAGGCGCCGCATAGCCTCGCCAATGTCGGCGGCATTTGGATGTGGCTCTCCGATAAGCGTGAGCTGGTCATGATGCAAGGACGGGCGGTGACCCCGGTGTCCAGTCCGTTCGACAAGATCATTCAGGAATTCGCGGCCGTCAACGACGCCGTGGGCTATACGACCATGATCGGCGGACATGCGATCTATCTGCTCAATTTCCCCACAGCCGGGCAAACCCTCGCGTTCAACTACAAGACGCAGGTGTGGCACAAGTGGGGGTACTGGGACACGGAACGGGCGCGGTATGGCCGATTCCGCGGGCAGACGTACACCTATGCCCGGGCTTGGAACGCGCACCTGGTTGGCGATTACAGCAACGGGATCATCTACAAGGCGAGCCGGGCAACCTATACGGATAACGGGAACCCGATCAGGAGCCTCGTCCGGACGGGACATATCAGCCATGGGACCATGGGCTCGAAACGGTCGAACCTGATCCGGATCAAGGCGAAGCGGGGCCTCGCGAATGAGGCCTGCGCCGATCCACAACTGTCAATGCGGCGACGGGTGAATAACGGCGGGAAGTGGACGAACGAACGCTGGAAGAGCCTCGGCAAAACCGGCGATCACATTAACCATCTCGACTGGCGTCGGAATGGGATGTATCAGACGCAGCAATTGGAATTTGTGCATAGCGATCCGACGGACTGCATTCTGATCGGCGGGCAGGAAGACGTCGAATACCTGGGGCAATAAATGGCGCGCAAAGTTCGACAACCACCAACGGTCTCAGAGAAAGATAATTTTCGTGCCAGGGAAGCCTTCGATAATTCCGTCGAAGACCTCCTGGAACTTGTGGGCTCGGCCACAGTGACCGTGGGGTCGGTGAGTGCTGGTGCGAGTGCAACGGTCTCGATTCCGGTGCCTGGGGCGAAAGCCGATGCCGGGATGACCGTCCAGGTCGGGGG